GGCATGAAGTTGCTGGTAGTAGCATTCATCATGATTGGCTTTGGACATGGCCAAAAATCTTCTAATTGCAGTGGATCATCCTTAACATCCAAGATGACATCAACACCTTTTGAATACCAGTAGGCTTTTTTCTCTTCGCGGCACCAAATTTCAAAAATTTCAGCCTTACCCCAAGGATCATTTTGTGGAGTGGAGTCTGCGCTGCCTTTTTTGAGTTTTGTTTTACCAAAATTGAGTTGTTCAGAGATCACATCACCGAAACGGCGCTTAGCCTGGCTCTTAGTAAGCCAAACTCTACGCGCTACCCAGCGAACTTCAGACCAGGTACGCGCTGGTGACCAGAAGAAATCCTTCCAGTACACATAATCAGTTGCAACTTTCTCTTCTGAAATTACTTCTGCAGAAGTTGCTGGTGAAATCTCCATACCAGTCATTGGATCAGTCACTGCAGGCACTTCTTGCTGCTCAGTTTCTACTTCATAACGCATCCACATCTGGCCCATACCAACAATGAGCCAATCTTCAATGCCTGCGCGACTAGCAGAATCAAAATCAGAACCATCGGCCTCGCTATCAGAATTTAAAACGCGCTCTAACATCATCGATGCGACACGCGCAACATCGTCTGTAGGGTCTACATAATTACGCGCTACAGAGGCCTGTGGTGGACGCACATATAAAGACGATTTCATCGTTTCAATCGTGGACCAAAACATATTGACGCGAGATTCACCCTCTTGAAGGGTATCTCTCTTATCTAAATACGCCTTAATAATTTTCTCGGAGTCCTCATGAAATTTCAGCTGCTCTTTATCAGCTGCTGCAATCTCCTTTTGCCAGCGGCTTGCAATGCCTTCTGGGCTGTTAGGATTCTTTTGTATTTCTAATGACTCTTCGTTTTCCATTTTTTATCCAATTCTGAGGTTTGCTTTGGGCGCGGTGTCCCAAATATCATCGAGAGAGAACCCATAGTGCAAAAGTGGCGCCTGGGTTTCGCTATCAAGTAATACATTGCCTGCGCTTTTACTAACTTTGGCAGCGCAAAGGGCCAAATATCTAAAGGAGTCACTGGCGTGGGAGTGGTGGTCGTGTTTTGGTTTGTTTTTAAAAACCTGGGCCTTATCGTCCCACTCACGCGAATAACCGCGAAGATGCTCAATGCCCTCGGCGGTTGCTTTCTCATCAAAATAGCAAAGGGGCAAAATCTGACGCGCAGCCTCTATGCCATCCAAAATATCCATATTGACTACGATCTGCGGAATAATTCCCGAAGAAATAAACGCCTCTACGATGGAGCGCCCAGTTTGCAAAGACTTGGCCCTGGCGTCATGCGGCAGCCACACTTGTTTAACTTTGAATGGCAAGGATTTGATCCATTCAATGTAGTGGCTAATAGGCTGGCTGTTTGATTCATAAAATAAAACCAATTTGTAACCGCCAGGCACTGTCTGCCAACCCCACCAACTACAGGAGTCTGTGTATCCCAGGTCACCAACTAATTCAATCGGGATTGAATAATCAATATCGTCTGTTGCCTGATAATCTTTGACGCGCCCTTCTTCATACGCCCTACCAATATCCTTGGCCCAGATGGCCCCAGGAATAGAGGCATCAAAACTGCACTCAAATTCGCGCAGATAAGCATCTTCTGTCATCTGGGCTTTGGCATCGCGCAACTCGTCAGCATCTAAAATCCCTGACTCGCTGCCCTTCACCTCTACCAGCATGTGGGTCTTTGGATTTAATCTGGCCTCTTCGCGCAGATTCCAAAACATGTTGTAGCCTTTAGGGGTGCCTGCGAAAATGGCCCACCCTTTCCTATCGGCTAACGCAGGCCTCAAAACTGAGTAGTAGGCTGAAGGTGACATATCACCGACCTCGTCCAGCACAATTCCATCGTAGTAATTTCCGCGGAGCGCATCTAAATTATCGGTACCGCCGCAGATAATTCGCCCTACTGTCCCATGAGCGCTTTTTAGGAAAACTGTCAATTCAGCCTCATTCGGTGGCTTGGCCCAGTAGTCCCTGCTCAATTCTTTTAAATAATTCCAGGCCACTGACTTTGCCTGGGATCTGTAGGGCGCGAAGTACCCGAAGGATGGATTCTCTTTTTCAGTTTCTAGGCAGCCCAAAATGAGATCCACCACACAACTCACTGTTTTCCCTGCGCGGCGATGACAGACCAGGGTGGTCCAGCGCTTACCTACCCTGTTATGCATGGCAGCCGCGAATGGGCGCGGTTGGTATTCAGACCACTTCATAAATCAGAATTTTTTGTAGGGGCGGCCATATTAAAATTAACACCCCCCGCCTGCCGATCAGATGCCCCTGGGTGCGCTGCAGCATTTTTTATCTGTGCGGCCCGCGCAGCCCCGCCCAGCTTGGCGTTGGCGCGTGATGCTCTCACTCTCTTAGGGTCGCGGCGTACTATTACAGGCCTGCCAGGCGGTTTATCGGATATAGCATCCGATTGTGTATCAGGCCCAGCAAGGCTCTGCTGTTCGTCTGTGTCTATATGCTCTGACACATCAACAATTTTGCGTTGATTTAACCAGGGCGCGATCACCATCAACGCGCCGCTGTGTTCTACCTTATTGGTTTCGCTCCAACCCATCTGAGTCTTCGCATACAGCTGCTGAGCAGCCACATTCATATTGTCTACAGCATTGACCACAATCGCGTTAGCGACCTTTGCGTGGGTCTTAGCGCGGCCAATCTCCATGTCGGCCAGGTAATACTTGGTTAGTGTGTCTACATTGATTTTTAGGGTGGCAGCGATCAGCTGCTGCGAGAGTCCAAAGCCAGCCAGCGAGGCCGCGACTTCACGCGTCTGCTCTGTGGGTACATGCGGCTGGAAGGGAATAAATGCTTTTTTACGACCCATTTTCTCTATATCTCTCTGATCTGCCTAATTTTTAAGCAATCCAACACAATTCCTGTTGTTTGCGATTTTACATCTATGTTTCTATTTTGGAAACACATAAGATAAATCAATATTGGTTCGGTTTTGGTTCTCTCCCATATAGATATGGGAGAGAGAACCAGGTAAACTTTTTGGTTCGCTCTTTGGTTCGCACACTTCTATATAGATAAAGGGATAGCGGGTGATTTTCATGTCGTTTTGGTTCGCTTTGGTTCGTTTTTGGTTCGCATCAAAATGTTCGTTTTTGGTTCGCACACTTCTATATGCAGCAAGGCTTAGCGGGTAGTTTTTTATCGTTTGGTTCGTTTTTGCTCTGGTTCACGCATTTTTGGTTCGCTTTTTTGGTTCGTTTTTTAAAGGCGTTTAGCAAGTTTTTCGCCATTGGGAGTGAGGGCATATTTCCCATTTGGATACACAAGCCCTTCTTCGCGCAGTGTCTTGATCAATCGGTTCATGCGCGATAGATTCGCGCTGGACTCACTGCCCAGGGCAGAAGATGCTAAGAAGGATTTTGAGGTGCCAGGAGATCTGTACAGCGATTTGACAATAGCCTCTTTGGCGTCTTGGACAGCGACTTCCATGCGCTCTGCTTGGATGTAGTCAATCGCCTCAAATATGGTGGATGTCACCATGCCACCGAAGTTAGTTAGCATGTCGCTAAACTCTGTCACCTTCAATTGGAATCGTTTCTCCATAAACGATGGCTGCCTTAGTTTGGTGTGATGCAGTGTAGCCATATTGTCAGCCAGGATCATCGTTAAGTTGCCGTCAATCTCGTTAAGCAGCGATCCACCACCATAGGGCACTAGGTTTGTCATGTCAGCGGATTTAATAGGATGGGCCAGGGCCACAACTGCGGGGTTGCCAGGTAGCTTTGTTAGCTGACGCAGCGCGATAGCATGCTCTTTTGCCTCTGCGTTACTGTTCATATCACCATCAACGAAATAAGCCTGCACTGAGTCCACAATCACCAGGCTGTAGATCCAGTGGCCATTCTCTTTAATGATGTCTTGCCAATGGCTGCGCATGTCAAAACTAAATGGAATTACATCAATCATCGTTAGATCAATATGCTGACCCAGGGCTTTGAGTTTTAGGTCAGTGTCATAAGCATTCTCACCCGCCAGGAATAAGACGCGCCCAGGCTCTGTTCTCATGTCACTAAACTTATGGCCTTTTGTCACAGCAGCAGCCAGCAGCATGGCCAATGTGGTTTTGCCATGATTGTTCTTAGCCGTCAGTGTGTATAGATACCCTTTGACCAAAAGGTTTTCCACCACATATTCCAGTGGCTTTATGTCCTTGAGTCTTTTGTCTGCCTGACCCGCGCAGAACATTGATGTGTCTGGCGCTGGTGGCATGTTGTCTATCGTTATTACTCTTACACTTGGGTGGGCCATCATGCTTTACGGCCCATCAAGTAGTAATCGCGCCCAGCCAGTTTCGTAGAATGGAACATAGAGTCAGGGAATCCCATAGGCGATACCTTACCGCCCACTATCTTCACGCATACCCAGTTTGATCCAATATAGCGCTCATTAAAACTATCAATATCTTCTTGGTTGTAAGGCGTTTCATAAAACCCATCAACTGCACCAGAGTGCAGATCCAACAGTAAATACTTGCGTGAATCTTCCATTATTTATCTCCATCAATGTGGTTGAAGGCTGCTTTAGCACTATCAAAAGGTCCAGCAAGGATGGTTGCGGAATTAGGCCCTACGCCTAATTGATAAATCATGTACTTGTAATTTCCCTGTAATGTAAACCTCGTAATGTTGGTCTTGAGATTGCTCATGCAGATCTCATTCACCATGTGCCACTTATCGTTCATATGCCCTCTGTCTAAAGGTTGTCTTGGAAAGTCCCAGGCTGCCAATGACAAGTTGGCACCATCGCGATGGTTGCCTGGGATTGATAATTTATCACAAGTAGTTTCTATTTCGGAAACAGTACAAACCCGATGATGATTTTTTATCGATAGCCCTGCGGATAATTCGCATTCGCCCTATGGCTATAAGTTTGTGGTTGATGATTTAGAAATCACTAAATGTAGTGTAAGCCTTTGACTTACATCAAAATTATTTCAAGATATTTCAGAAATACCATTGCCATTAACGAATTTGTGGCACACAATTTGCTTTCCCGATAAACATCACTGCTTATCACTGATTACCACCAACTAACGGAGTAGATTGTGAGCGACTCAATTAAGCGCCAAATTAACAAAGGCTGGATAGCTGACCAACTAATCAAGTTGCAGCTATCACAACGCGCCTTGGCCACGCGCATGGATGTAGATCCAGCAAGCTTTAGTAAGACACTAAACGGCACCCGCAGATTGCAGATTGATGAGGCCACCAAATTGGCCAGCATATTCAACTGCAAACTAGCAGAGGTCCTTGAGAATTTTGGCTTATCCAAAAAGGATGGCCTGGCCACAGTGGAGTTGCTCGGCTGCTTTGACGGCAGCGGCATCGTAACGCCCCATGACTGGAATGCGCGTGTCCACGATATATTTGATCCAGAGATCCCTAAGATCGCCCTGCAGTCGCATGTTGGCGGTGTGATGGATGGCTGGATGTACTTTATTCGTATTGAGAAAACCCCTATCCAGTTAGACCAGGCTGCTATGTTCACCCTGGACGATGGCACCCAGGTATTGGGTTTTGCTAAGCGAGGTTACTTACCAGGTGAGTACCGCATCATGTCCTACGATGGATCTCAACTCAAGGGCCAGCACAAGCTGACCACGATGCAAGAATTGGTGGGAGTTGTACCACCAAGGTAAAAATAGTTTGTGATTAACTGGTTAGCCACAAGGAAAAGGGACCCGAAGGTCCCTTTTTTATTCCAGCAGCTGCTTGATTCTTTTTATCCTAGGAGCCAGGACTGTAAAGTCTAGTAATTTAGTCCTAGGGTCGTTAAGCCAATCAAGATCTGGGTCTGTGTGATATGGGTTATACCCCACAGCATCTTGAATTTTTTTAATGTTGATTGCACACCTTGCTTTATAAGCATCAAATCCAGGGTTGCCAAGTTTCCTGGCAAGAGCATAACTTATGCCAAGATGTCCAGCTATGGCTTTATAGGTATATCCCTGGATTTTTAAATCAACAATAATGTTGCATGTCTTTTCAAATAATTCTTTTGTCACCCTGCGCTCAAACGCCCACGCGCTTATTATTGGGCCAAAGCCATCGCTAAAAACAGTGGTGACTTGTGACAAAGGGGGTAGATTATTTTTTCTCATTATTGTCCGCAATCTATAGGTGATAAGTGAGCATAACGATCTAGCAGTGTGATGGATGACCACCCGCCCAGGGCCTTGATCTTTAGCAGCGGTGTACCAGCTTTAGCCAGGCTGCTGGCCCAGTAGTGACGCAGATCATGCCACCTGGTATCTGGCGGCAATAGAGCGCGTTTGAGCGCGTTCTTCCAGGTGCGGTGATTGACTACCTTACCGCCGAATACATAAACAGCATGTAGGCTCTGGCAGGCCATCAAGCACTCATATGCCTCATCGTTCAATGGTACGCGCAGCGCTTTACCATTCTTCATCTGGCTGCCATTGATTAAAACTGTACGGCCTTCAAAATCTACCTGGTCCCAGGTGAGTTGATACACATTGGCCTGGCGCAATCCAGTGGCCAGGGCAAACTGTGCAGCCTGGCTGTGTGGATGTGGCAGCGCGGCCCACAACATTTTGAATTCAAACTCTTTTGGCAACTCAACTTCGCGCTTTTCTTCCTGGAAGTATTTGTACCTGGGCGCGATTGCAATCCAATCATGCTCAGCCGCCTCTGTCATCACGCCAGACATAAAGCTGCTGTAGCGATTCTTAGTAGCAGCTGTGTGCTTTTCAGATAGCAAGTCAATCATCCTGGCGCGAGTCAGTTTCTCTAATGGCTCCTGGCCGCACTTAGCAATAAAGTAACGCGCTTTCAATTCATCATTGACGCGATCTTTCTTATGAGTGTTAAGGCCCATCCACAACTCCACTGCCTGGGCCACTGTGTAACCCGCTGCGTCAGCTGTGAGAATCTCATCAATGCGCTTGCGCTCAAAGTCCTGGGCAGCTGCCAGGTCTGATGTCTTAGTAGTTTCGCGATAGCGCTTGCCCTGGTGTGAGAATGTCATCCAGTAGATAGTGCCGCGTTTAATTAAACTCATGATGACTCCTTAAATGTAGTAGCGGTCAGCTACGATAAAAACGATTAAGCCGATTAGTAGGACGATGCTCATGCGACCCCCTTACTTAACTAAAAGAATGATTAAGATCGCGATCAATGGGAATGCAATCGCTGCGGAGATTAGTAGTGCGCCCAGGTAGATCACTGCAGCTACCGCCAAAGCAAGGGCCAATAGGACCCACAAGAACTCGGTCTTGGAATAAAGCCAGCCAAGGGCATACATGATTTTGTATTCCATTATTTGCGCCTCACAATGCGTGAATACTCGTTGTAGTTTTTGCGCTTGTAGGCCTTGCACTCTTTCTCTGAACCGATAAAGAGGGTGATAGACCTGGTGATGTCTACTACTGCGAAGTTGTCTTGTTTCAATTCCATTCTGTCTACTGCCTTTCTGTTTTGTCATCAACAGCCTCAACAATACTCCTTAAATTTCGATAAGTACAATCGGATGCAGCTATTTCGTTTCACATTGTGAGAAAAAGTGATTTTTAGGTGCTTTCCAGGGTATTTCGTGGAGATTTTCGCAATTGTGCCTGTTTAGAATGGAGATTCCAACGACAAAAGGATAGCAATGACTACAAAATCTCACCACCAATATGCCGCCAGGGTTGCTCACCTGGTAGCCCAGGGTGGAAACAAAGAGCGCTTAATGCCACTTTTTTTCTTCCACTTGAAAGCATCCTTAAATGATAGAAACCTCAGAAAGTATTGATAAGTTGTCAGCTGCGCTGGCAAAGGCTCAATCAGAATTCAAAACAGCCAAGAAAACGGCCACCAACCCTTTTCTTAAAAACAATTACTCAAACCTTAGTGACATCTACCAGGCGGTTAAGCCTGCCCTGGCAGCCAATGGGATCTCCCTGGTACAGAGTAGCGATCTCCAGGACGGCAATGTCCAGGTCACTCAAACCAGGTTGATACACACCTCTGGCCAGTGGATGCAAACCACGATGTCAATGATGGTTGGTAAGACAGACCCGCAGTCAATGGGCAGTCTGCTTTCCTACAGTCGGCGCTATGCCATCACCCAGGCGCTCAGCATTGATACAGGCGAACTAGATGACGATGGTAATCGCGCTAGTGGCACTGGTGTCATTAAAAAACCATTGGCAGATGTAGCTAAAACAATCAAAGCAAAGAAAGTGACGGCAGACGATGACTTCTGAAATCCAACAGGGAACCCTTGAATGGCACCTGGCGAGAGTTGGCCGTATCACTGCGTCCAATGCCTGGAAGTTATTGGCGAAGACCCAGAAGGGTCTGCCTACAGCTGACTATGAGTCTTATAAATGGCAGCTGGTAATTGAGCGCTTAACTGGCAACCCCACTGACACTTATGTCAATGCAGCAATGCAATGGGGCACTGATAAAGAGCCAGAGGCCAGGGAATTGTTTTCACTAATAAATGAGGTTGAAGTAGTGGAGGTCGGATTCATGGACCACCCTACTATCCCTTATGTCGGTTGCTCACCAGATGGCCTAATAGATCACGATGGTTTAGTAGAACTCAAGGCCCCCACCACCCGCAATTACCTTGAGGTAAAGCTGTCTGGTGAGCCTCCACGCAACTATTTTCTCCAAGTGCAATTTCAATTGATGTGTACTGAGAGAGATTGGGGCAAGCTGGCTTTCTACGATCCACGCCTGCCAGAAGAACTTCAATTCTTCCAATACCACATTGATGCTGACCATGAGGTTATCAAGCAGTTAGAAGATGCCGCAATCGCGATCAATGCAGAAGTAGAAACAATCATCAGCAACTTAAAAGATAGGAATATATATGCAACCTTACGATAATACGAACACTGGCATCCTTACAGTAAACGACAAGGGTGATAACCCTGCGCGTCCTGATCGCAAAGGCTCCATCAATGTTGAAGGAGTTGAGTATTGGGTATCAGGATGGATCAAAGATGGCCGCGAAGGCACTAAGTTAGAAGGCCAGAAGTACATGAGCCTCAAGCTTGAAAAGAAAGAGCCGCGCCCTGGATCGGTCTACTCACAAGATGCCCAGGCGAATATTGCTGTAGCGCAGATAAGCCCAAAGCAACCAGCCCCAGCGGAGGACGATTTTCCATTCTAAGTATTGATGATGACCTTGACAGCGCGGCTGTCAAGGCTGATTCAGCAGCTGAGAAAGTTAAGAAAGAGAAAATTAAAAAGTCTGTAGCTGGGGTTAAGGCGATGGCGCAATTTAGTAAGGGCTGGTCTGATAGACCAATTAAGTACAGATGAATTTAGAAGATATAAAACTAGCACTCATGACGCAAAGATCGGCCATCGTTTTCAAAGACGAACCAACCTTGAAAGAGATTGATTTATTACGCAGCATGCTTGATGGTGTTTGCGACAAAATTATTTTGGAGAAATTAGATGGACACGATAGTTGAGCGATTACGATCTAAGTATGGTGAGCGCATGACATTAGCAGAGTTAAGTAAAGAGTTGCGTATTCCAGTGGAAACACTTCGCTGGCATCGGCAGCGCGGATCTGAGATTGTCAAAACTCATAGAGTTGGTATGAAGGTATTCGGAATGACTGACGAAGTAGCTAAACACCTGGAGAGTTTTTATGAATAACAAACACATATGGACAAAATCTTCTACTGACATCACCTTGCGCTGGCGCAAGCTTTACGGCTATGTGCCTGCATCGGAGCAGGCCTTCTATCAACGCAAGTGGAAAGAGTGGCAGGCCTTCTTAAATAGAACACTAGATGATTTAGAAACACCAGAGCCTAGTGGATTAAACGCGCCTATAGCATTGACAAAATGGAAACGAAAATGAATAAGATCTTCATTGGAGTTGATCCAGGTCTATCTGGCGCTGTCGCTGCAGTTGATGGTAAGGGTGAGTTGATTTCTATATGGGACATGCCTGTGGTTGAAATGAAGGTTGGCTCCAGCATGAAGAAAAGGATCTGCGCTCAATCCCTGGTGAGTGAGTTGCACCTTTTTAAAAATGATGACGCCTTCGCTCTCATTGAGCAAGTGTCAGCAATGCCTGGCCAGGGCGTTACCTCAATGTTTAATTTTGGTAAGTCAGCTGGGATCCTGGAGGGCATCTTTGCAGGAATGATTTTTCCTTATGGCCATGTCATTCCAGGGCGTTGGAAAAAGCATCACAACTTGAATGCATCTAAAGATGCTGCGCGTGAATTAGCAATGCGCACATGGCCTGCTAAAGCAGATCTATTCAAACGCAAGAAAGATGATGGCCGCGCAGAGGCTGCATTGATTGCTCTCTACTCAAAACAGATTGCAAAATGAAAAAGCCAAAAATTTCAGAAGAAGAAATTATCAAAAGTGATTTGTATCACCACACACTTGACGAGGTCGCTGCTGAAATTGGTGTGTCGCGCCAACATGTTGCAAAAATTATTGATGGCGCATTAAAGAAAATTCGCAGAGAGTTGTTTAAGCGCGGCCTGGAAAAGGATGACATTCTGTGAAGGATGGAGATCTTCCATTCAATGAGCGCCAAGTTAATAATCTTGGAGAAAGTCTTTTTGAAATTTGGGCAAAAGAAAACAATGTTCGTTACCAACGAAATGGTACGGACCAGACAAACAACCTAATCCCTAATTTCTTTAAATTATCTCCAACGATAAGAAAGTCACCAGACTATATTTCATGGGCAGTCAGAGATAAAGGGATTAGGTGTGCATTGTTTTGCGTAAAAGGTACTGAGAATTTTAAACACGAAGAGTATGAAATTATTGATTGGTTAATAAAAACATACGAAACAGAAGAGTGGCCAATCATTTATGCATTCTTTTTTAAAAATTATGAGCCGATTTTTAAAACAGCAAACGAAGTGAAGAGTCTTTTTGAAAATGCTGGTCAGGATTATTCCTGGCCAGACGGAAAGAGGTATAGAAAACTTGGTGTATGGCCTAAAAATAAGGATAAACAAATATGATCCCTATCCCATTCCTTGGTTGGCTTAATCCAGAAGATGAGCAAGATGAGCAGCTGTCGGATTGTAGTAAGTCATTAACTGACGCGGATCTGAGTGACCTATTATCTTCGCCAGTGATAATACATCCAGCTTCTGAGCAAGATGAGTAACGGCTGTATGTCTTGCGTCATGGAATCTAAAATCCAATGAAGCCTTGTCCCGATACTTACGGAATAGCGCGTCAAGCGAGGCGCTCTTTAATCCGAACAATGGGCCATCTGTTTCTGGTAACAGCGATAGCAGCTTTGCTGCTTGTGTTGATAGTGGGACTTGTCTGGGTCGGTTATTCTTTGTCTGCCGTAGTTGCGCGACACGCCCAATTACATCACCAGGCATCAAGCCACATATCTCGCCTGCCCTCATTCCAGTTTCCAGGGCAAACAAAAGAGCAACTCCAACACACTGCGAAACTGTCACCGCTTTATCAGTACGCGTGTAAGGGATCTGCGCCAGGAACTTATCAACTTCCGCGCTGCTTATTAGTTTCTCGCGATGCGGAGCCTCCTTCGGTTTCTTAACCAGCTTGATAGGGTTGCTTGCAATAAGCCGCCACTCCAACATGGCCACCTGGAATACTGAAGACAATAAATTCAATTCGCGATTGACTGTGCTGCCAGATACTTCCTTTAGCCTGGCATCGCGATACTTAGCTATCAGTGGCACATCAATGTGGGCGATCTTCTTACCTTTGAATGACTCATGCTGGCCTATTGCTTTCAGTCTGATTCGCTCCCAGCGCTCACCTTTCTTCTTAGGTGATACCTCATTAGCATAGCGCTCTAAAACATGCGACAGAGGCTCTCTGTCATCTATGCCCATGTCGCGAATTTTCTTCAGCTGCAGCTGCTGCTCTGCTGCCCACAGCTGCGCTTTTGCTTTAGTGGCAAAAACCTTGCTGACTCTGCGCTTTCCAACCTGTAATTGGACGCGCCATTTGTCATCTATTTTTTGGTATGAGGCCATATTTTCGTGGGTGATTTGGTGGGAGAATATTATCACCAAATACCACTGAATGCCACTAACATGGGGGCTGCGTGGGGGGTGGTAAAACCCCTAAAATCGCCCGCTAAGCCTTATAGAATATAGAAACATGGTGCCCGAGGCCAGCACCGAAAGGCTTATCTGGCTGGGCTTTGCGGGTCATCTGTGCATTTTTTGGGAGATTGGTTGGGCCTAGACTAACAGTTTGGAGTGCTACCAGTGCTATGCACTAGGGCTTCCTGGTCGATGCTAGGCCCATTTTTTCAGCTGCCTGGATATACAAATATCCTAGGTCAAAATTGGTTGGATCAAGCGGTATTTTAGCACTGCCAGGCCTCTTGTGATGGTCTTGGTGATACTCATCGCCAAGGATAAAAAAGCCTAATCCTGGAAGGTTTTTGAGGCTCTTGTGGTGAGCCAGTCCTGTGATAACAGAGTTAGACCACAGAGGCGTCCAGGCAGCCTGGATGATCCATATTGCTAATCCAATCCATCCGAATATCGCAATATCGATGGCTCCCAGGACTAAGATGCCCAGGCGAAGGTGCCTAATAAATAGGCAACTCTCCAGGGCGTCATCTGGGCAGCCTTTACCGAAGAATTCAATTTTCTCCTGGTCGCTCCAGTGTGGCATGCCGTACCTAAAAAACAGATTAGAAAAGAACCCTTTAAAAGCAATCTGCCAGATACCTTGCAGCTGCGGAGAATGTGGGTCCCCCTCTATGTCTGTGAATAGGTGGTGAACGCGATGCTGTGATACCCATTTTTTTGTAGACACACCATCAAACCAGGTAATCACCCTAAAAAAGTAAGTTGCTCCAGGACTCCAGGTCACTGCTCTATGAGCCAGTCCACGATGTAGATATAGACATGTATTGACCATCAATAAATGTGTGGTCAATACAGTCCACAATACGGCCCAGATCAAGCCTCTACCTCTTGCCCCGATGGCGTGAAGAGTTGCCCTGGGCAGTTATAGATGATTGCAGTGCCATCATCCATGTGCTTAATACAAGTGGGCGCCTTCACTGGCCTTTGAGTGCCTCTAAGATAGCGATACTCTCCTGGAGGGGTCGTACTGCACCCCGCTAAGAAAATTACAAGTATGAGCGCTTTCATCTCTTCTCAGTCAGCATGTCTGCTGCAATCGTTAAGTAGTTGCTAGGGTCTACTGCAGGCTTTGCCTTAAATCCAATGCTGATCTGCCCAATATACTCATTAGGAGTCGGCGGCACCGATATTCTGCACATATACGCACTAGGACCTAGTTTTCCAATATAGAAAAAACCTAATTCAGATTGCGGGTAGTTGTACAAACTACAAGGTACTTCACCAGCCATGAGGTGGATTACATCCTGGTTGTTTTCTTTGTTGCCATTAAAGAGTGGGATCTTCATGCCATCCATGTCTTTAGCCCTGGACATATCCTTGTTATAGACCCGCACCACTTTGCGATAGCCCACAATAGGATCAACATCTAAGATCGCTACCAGGTCAGCACCAGTTGCCTTAAATAGAAGCTGCGCAGCATCATCCATCCTGGAGTAATCCATCTTCGGTAATGTTTGATTCTTCTGGTAAGCACCGATGAGTAGAGCCTGGTTGGAGTAGACAAAATATCCACAGAATGACAGCACACCCAGGAAGGCAATCGCTGCCACCTTCCAGGGTTTGTCAATGTATTGCAGCAGGGAGTCAAAGGCGCCCTTGAGTTGTGATTGATCTACTTCAGCCATTATTGGATTACCTCATATTGTTTGTAACAGGCCTCTAATCCAATTCTTATTTCGTCTGCTCTGCTGGCTTCCCTGATAAGAAATTCTGCATCGGGGGCAGAAAGGGTTTGTCCGTTGCAATCTTTTCCATCTGCGGTTTTTGTGGGACTACTGGGACGGCTACGCAGGCTGACAAGGGCATTATTAAGATCAGAATTAAGTGTTTTAAGTTGAGCATTTTTCTCTCCGTTGATTTTGTCGGTAGACTCCTGGTATTGATGCTCCAGGTTACGAATTGTTTTTTCAGCTTTAGATTGCTGATACTGACAGCCAGTGACAAAACCACTGACTGACAGAATCACCGCAACTGCGCCAAGGATTAAGGTAGTGTTCATGCTGTCATCACCTCCAAGGCTGATTTGTAGTTTGCTGTGCGCTCATCAATGCCAACTAAGCCGCCATTGATTACTTTTGTGCATGCTTCACAATCACTTGCATGGGCATTAAGGTTGTGCGACTTCCAAAAGAATGCTGCCGATAAAGCAGCCACAGCAGCCTGGGCCACGATGTCTGGGGTATCCATAATCTCTGGCATATTTAATGCGTCAGCCAATGCCTGGTAGTTAGAACGGCCAGTAGTTTGGAAGTAGCCGCGCCCAATAAACTTAAACCCATCGCCAGAGGCCTCACCTTGGTTGCCCATACGATCACCATAAACATGGTTTGCGAATGCTTCTGGGTTGTGTTCGTAAGGTGTTGCGCTCTCTACTGTTGGGAATCTTTTTGGCCAGATAGCATGTAGGCGATCAGCGCGATAGTTAAGACCTTCAGAGGTGTGTAAAAACTTGCCAGACTCATGTGATGCCTGCGCTAAAAATTGAGCCACTTGCTCTGGTGTTTCAATGCCAAACTTGTTGCAAGCATCTTCCAAAGATTGTGCAACGCGCTCGGCTGTGGCCTGGTCAGCGAGGCCTGCTTTTACTAATTGATCTGGGGTGATAGTAGGCATGATTATTTTCCTTTCGTTACAAATTGTTGGCGTACTGCTTCAAATTTCTCCAGCAACTCAGGACTAATCACTGCTTGATCAATTCCTTTTCGCATGTCTGCTGCCAGGGCTTCAAGCTGGGTAATATCGCCGTCATAGTGGAAGGTCTTGGTGTTTTTACCGACATCGTAAAAATCCATGATGAGGTGGTAGCGATCTTGGTCGCTGTCGTTGCGGATCTGGTGGTAACGATTGACCCACACTGCATAGGCTTTACCAGCCTCTTTGTGTAGGTGAACTCCATCACAGATATAAACGCATTTAGGATTTGTGATTAAAGGGATATGTAGCCTGGCCATGTAATCACCAAAGCCAGCATCGCTGTGAACCATTGACTTTGCACCAGCTTTCAAACAAGTAACACGCGCCCTGCGTGGATACATTCCCAGGGCAGTCAATTTAATAAGTAATGATGCAAACTCGCCTACATAGGCTGCAGTAGGTTTGTCGCACTCCATTGAGTGATTGATTCCAAAGAATTTAAGGGCCTCATAGTTTGGGCCATTGCGCTGGCTAAAGATGTCTAAACGGCCATCGTTATCGTTGTCGTGAAAGACATCAAAACCATCGCGCCAATCACCAGTGCGTGAAGTAACACTCCAACCACCAAAACCTGAATAAGCAGGAGTTTCATAATCTTCACCTTGGACCACCTGGCTGCCTAATGGCATGATGCGCTCCTGGAGGTCCTTCACTAGGGCTGCATGATCAAATTTTAGAAAATCCAACTCTTCATAAAACATGAGTGGACTCCAACATCTTTAGCACCTGGTCATAGCTATGGCTTGCGGTGGCCAGCTGCGCAGCAATTCTTACTTTGTCGGTTTGCGGCTTGACCGCGTGTGGGATCGTGACATCGATGAGCCAGGCTTCTTCTTCGCTGGCACAGAAACAGCCGACTTCGTAGAGGTCTTCTTCTTCGTAGATGCGACCTTCTTCGTGCTGGTTTTCAATGGTGTAGGTTTTGGGGTTATCGGTTTTGGCTCTAAAGAAGCGGGTTGTGCAGCCATCGGTTTGGATGTAAAAATTGATTGCAGCTTTGATGCCAGAGTCTGTATGAGGGGGTACATTTGTGTTGATCTCCACTATGGATAAACAAAAGTCTTTCCGATACTGCTCTGGAATGACCGCTAATAATTCGTCAGCATTTTCTATGTCGGCGTAGTGATAATGAAGACCTCTAAAGACTCCATCTTCTACATTCCCACACTTAAATTGAGTGCCTGTATAGGTCCTATTTTGAACCTGGATAGGTAGTGCTAATTTTTTAAACATGGCGTAGGCTCTTCATGGCATCTGTCCAGGATTTGATAACCATTGCATTGGGCGCGTCTGCGTCCACTACCTGGCGCATATCTGCAGATATAGAAACACGCAGCTGCTCTGATTCATTCTTCATGACTTCATGCAGCACATACGATGGGAATATGACTAGCTTTCCATCTTGTGGCTCTATGTGTTTAAAGTGGCCAGAATCACCATTGAATAGTCCGTTGCTATCCATCATGTGGCGGGTGGAATGAATCACCATGTCACCGCAATACTTCGGGGCCTTCACATAGTAGGTGGCCACCAGGCTGCAGTCATTATGGCCATGCGCCTCAATACTCTCTCCTGGGCCTTTGACATTGACCCATCCAAGTGAGTATTCAAGCTTGATATTAAGATCGCGAACTTCTTCAATATCACCAAAAACACATTCGTAAGATTTCTCCAGAATGTAAGCCTTCAACTTATCCAGGTTAGGCCTGGAGTAGTCCCATAAACTGGTCTTAGCATTAGCATCAATACCAGAAGAGATCCAAGCACCAACATCTGCAATCTCTTGCATTAGGGTGGCGTTGAATTGATCGTCAAACCCAGTGTCAATCTCCCACACTGGGCTTAACCACCATTGGCTAAGTAATGCCATTGTTCGCCTTGCGCTCTGCTGCCTTGCGAGCCTTCCACTCGTCATAGCATTTAATGATTGGGCAGTCATACTCAAAATCAATGCCAGGATGTGGATTAGCATTAGCAGCTGCAAAGCGCTTACCCTGGATATGCTCCAGGATGTCCATACCAGGTACGAATAGCTGCTCTAGTACATCGGCGTAATCGTTGAGCATCTGCATGGCGCGATCACGATCTTTATCGGATAACCCTAGCATCTTGTTAGGAATCTCAATATCCAAGTAGTGGATCGCATGCTTGCGATAGAGGTCTAACTCTTCACCAGTATTAAATTGAAGTGTGGACGGCATTTTTCTCTCCATGTAAAAGTTTGTCGATTGCTACCACTGCACTAGCAGTCCAATGGCTTAAATAGAAAGCAGCCCACATCGCGTAAAGCACTGGTAAGCGATGGCGCTTGTTCTTATCTCTCACGCGTGGAATCTTGTCCAAAAAGCGACAAATAGGTACTCCAATAGCCATAAGCACACGACCGCGAAGATTGTCATTACTGACAGCGCCCATAAGATAAGCCATGTGAAGACTCCAAGGACTACCAATGTTGAGAGCCATTCTAGTAATTGCTTTTTTCTGGGCTTCGTTTCGCTTGTCTTCATCTTTAATCCAAAACATAAAGGTTGGTCCTTTACCATCCATCCAGGCAGTCACAATCCTGGCCCAGCGGATGTAGCCACGATAGACAGCTTTGTCATTCTTGTAGAGCCACTTACCATATGCCTGGTCAGCAGCGAAAATCTTTGCAGACATCAAACCCTTGTCATGCAGCTTAGAGCAGATAATTTTTGAGCAGTTGCATGCGCAGTTACAGTTGTAGCTAACTTCACCAGTAACGCAGTTGTACCCAGCTGGGCCACAGTTTCCACCTGGCTGCAAATATGGTTTGTCATCACAATTCACGCAGTTGGTGTACCCAGCGATCAAGCAGTTAGTACATTGAATGTTGCCGCAGTTGCAATTTGAAGTGCAGTTGCCATTCTCACAATTGCCCTCAGTAGTATTCTGAAAATAATTCATGCCATAGAATGCAGACAGGCGTGGTGGGTTAGATCGTAGTGATGGCTTAATTTCGTTTTTTAGCCACTCTAATCCTGTAGGGCCGCCATGCCCAATCTCATTGTTTACTGTACTAATGCCAATGGTTCCACCGCCTGGAGTTGTCATGCTGTTACCCTCACTTCGTTAATAGGAATGATCTTGCGTACTACTTTTTCTTGATGCTCAAACTGATTACCGAATACATCCTGGCGGTCCAGCGGCAATCCTTCGCCCTCGATGCGCACTGGTATATATCCAGTCATATTGTTGAAGGCCAAAGCAAAGTGAACTAGGTTGTCGCTGTACGCATTCGCGCAGCTGGTATCCCAATACTCACCCTCTAAAAACATGCATGCGCCCTGGCATAAATGCAGCACTGGGCATGATGGGCAATCCTTGCGATGTGACCAGTGAGTAGCAGTGTTTAGCTTCACATTGGAGTAGTCATCCAGGGTGCCAATTTTGTGTGATTCGCCATTCATGGCTGTTTCGTTAGAAGACACATTCTGGCAAGTGATTACATTGCCAGTTAGATCAACTGCTAAAACATTCTTCTGATCCATGCCGCACTTTTGACCTAATCCATCAGCATGGGCGTGGCCCAATACAGCCTTGGTGAAATTGTTGATCTTGTTGATCTGCATCTTGAATGGTGACTGACCATCTACTGAGAAAATGTCAGCGAATGCCTTGCGCCTAAATGCAAAATGCTCTTCTTTAGTTTGCAGGGAATTCTGTAGTCCATCCTGGTCATACGCATCTACCAGGCTGCCCTCACCCAAGGAGATATTCTCATCGCCAGTCAATTCAATAAACCAGTCACCAATTTCTTTGCGGCTGTTATTACGGCGCGACAGCATAGAGTTAAAAGAGATACCCTTACCCAGGCGCGTCATCATGCGATAGAAACCTAAAATAGTTTCTTTTTTCTCTGGATCATCAAAAGGATCTGGACCGCGTACAAATTGTCCTGGGCCATCATGACTGATAGATACGGAAAAGTTGTGCATCATCAGAAAATCAATGATGTCATCATCTAATAGGCTGCCGTTAGTGATCAGCGAGAACTTTGGCTTATCCTTCCAGGACTCAAAGCGCTCTTCAATAGCCTCTACTAATGGCTTGAGAGTCTTGATATAGGCCAATGGCTCACCACCCCAATACTCAACACGAAGACCCATCTCTTCAGAAAACTCTAGGACATTTAATTTCTCAATAAATGGCCCAATGTCTTTAGCAGTGGTGGACTCACCCTTCTCTACAAACCTTTGGCTGCAATATTCGCAGCTGTAATTACATTCCAATCCTAATTGGATCTTGAGGTGTGTAATTTCGTTTGATTTTTTGCCAGGAGTTTCTTTTGACACAATTTGGATGTCATTAGATGACTGTACTGAGCCATCAGTGAATTCAAATACTGCGCCGTCATCACTCTTTAAATAGTTGGTGATGTTGTCGTATGTGAATGACTTCTTTTCGCCAGTTGGTTTTTCTGCGTGAATAGTGAATAGCATGGGTGGTATGCCTTCGATTAAGTGAATGCAACGATGTCTTGAGCAGCAGATACAGAATTGAATCTGACATCAGCACCCAAGGTTGCTTTATTGGCACTAAGATCAGCAACTTGCGAGTCTTTTGTATCAAGGCGTGACTCAGCAGCTGCCATACGAGCCTCTAAGTTGTCGCATCGTGTTTGTAGTGCAGCAATTGCAGCGCCGTTAGCTGCCACATTGGCATTGGTTACAGCCAATTCAGCTACTAGGGAATCAATACGAGCATTAGCAGCAATGATCTCGGAGTTAAGAGAATCACCACCAGAGTTAATCATCAACTCCAAAGCAGAGGCACAGTCATCTACATATCGTTTTGTAGAGAATGATTCTGGCAAAGTTGGATCAATTCCTGCGAAATAAGAACCACTAATTTCGAAAATCTCAACGCCCTGGACAGCAAAACCCACTACACCTACAGACTTACGATAAAAACCAGTAGATGGCTCCAGGGTGAAAGATAAACCTGGCGCACCTTGAGTACCATCATAAAGTTTGAATGGCGCTTTCATTCCATTGGTGCCGTTGGTATCTAACGCGTCTGACATAGCAGTCGCGATGTCATCCATCGTAGTGTTGGCCCAATCGGATTCAATCACAGTGCCAGTGGCTACTGGATTACCAATCGGTAGTGAGAATTTTCCTGTTGAATTGCGTGGCATTTTATTGCTCCTGTTGGATAGCTGAATCTATAGCTGGTATTGTAAATTTGTTTGCCCTTAATGCTTGTGCAATTGGTGACTGAATGCCATATTCGCCAAGCAAAAATTTCTGACCTGGGCCAGTTGTATAAAGACCTTGTTTAACTAAGTCTGACATTGTTTTTACATAACCCTGATTTGATGCAAGCAACTTTTCTGCGGTACCAGGGCCAACTTCTGGAATGCTACTACCGAGAACCTTTTGGGCATCTAAAACCTCTTTCTGTAAAGGCATTTTTTGTCTTGCAAAAGCAGCTTTGCCAGGAGTGCGATCACCCGCTTTAATTGCGCTTAATACCTGGCTTGGAGAGAACACCCCCTGGGTCTGGGCGCCTAGCATGCTGTTTGCCCTTTGGATTGGCTTGAATGCTGTATATGACTTATTTAGGTCTGTCAGCATGCCCTGCATATCTTCTGGTACAGATCGGTTTCTAAGGGCTGAAAGGGTATCTCTCATAGCCTCATAATGATTGGCGCGAGTGGCATCACCCTTACTCCAGGCTGCTTTAATTGCATCATCAGCTGTACCCATTCCGCGCTTAATTGCATCAAAACCAACGCCCCAATTAGGATGGCGCTCAACGCCTAAAACTTCATCGCCAATCTTTTTTGCAATTCCGTTTACAGCGGCAATATCTTCTGGAAAGTAGTTTCCAACATCATCCAAAATTCCATTAAATTTCTGGTGAAATAATTCGTCTGGCACAACTTGGCCCTTATATACCTGGCCGTATCCTTTGTTGTAAACCTTTGCCAGATCTTCCATCATGTCTGGGCCTAGAGAAACTTTATTACCAGCTGGTGTGGCCTTATCAATCATGGTTTGCGCCCATTGCTCCATAGCCTGGCGCTCTTGGCCTTTGATCGCGGAGCCAGTGTGTGGCAGCGCTCTTAATCCCTCTACTTTTGCTCTAAATGCTGAGTCTTGTGGGGCTTGCTTCCAGCGGGGCACATCAATGCCCTTATCAAGCATCGCCTGCGCTTCGGCGGTAATTGGTGTGCCTTTAAATACACCACCAAGATACTTGCTTGCACCAGCCAAAAGGCCCTCACCAACTAAAGATCCAGCGCCTGTTTCTAGGGCTGCAGTAGCTTTTTGATCCCATGATCCTGGGGTAATAACACCAGAGGTAACGCCAGCGCCTGCAGCGCCTCTTAGAGCGGCCATTGCTTTAGGTAAAAGTGTTGCACCTTTGGCAGCTAGTCCTTCAGCACCAGCGCCAGCAAACATAACAGCATCAGTACCAAACTTACCGATAGATGATGCAGCGCCAGTTTTATCTACATAAGCATCACCTTGGTCTACTAATGCTTTATTAACACCACCAAGGCCAAGTTTTTTATCAATACTGTCACCAAAATCTTGAACACCTTTTGGCAGCATATCTTTAAGGCCAAGAGCAGCTGAATCTAAAGAGTGCTTAGCGCCACCATACAGTTGAGTCAATATCCCATCTTTATTGTGGTCACCACCAGAAAATGTGTCAGCCTTATAGTCCTTGCTGTTGATTTGAGTTTGCAACTGCGCCCAGGCCTGCTCCTGGGTAGATCCCTCTGGCCCCTCAACTGTGTACTTCTGACCATCTGGCGAGGTAAAAGTAAATTTAGACATTTAGTGTTTCTCCACTTTCCAGTTTGGCGCTACTGTGCCGCTACTTGCACCAGAGATTGGACCAGATCCAGATGCAGCCCCATACCTTCTGTCAATCTCGTTGTTAATCATTGTGTCTGCGTCAGCATTGATAAAGCCATGCTTGTCATAGAACTGTTGATACATTTCTCGTTTTTCGTGAGAAATTTTCAGTAGGGTTTCGTTAGCCTGGCGAATAGCAGCATTGGCATTACCATCATTACCAATATTCACATTGGCAGTCTTAAACAAGCTGCGCTCATAGTTAGAGATAGCGCCCTGCCCTTTAGGAATGTCTGTGGCAAGTTTGTTTTGGATCTGAATCATCTGCTGCTTATCAGAGCCAAAGTGCGCCCAATCTGGGGCTAATTTGTCATACAAACTTCCAGAAGAGTTGTTTCTATTTAACTCTCCAAAGCGGTCAAGGTTCTGCTGCTTAGACTTTAAGTCACCTTCATACTGATTTAATTCTGTAAGTTTTGCATTAGCAGAGGCAGATGCCGCTGGCAGCATTTTTTCTCTTTCCCTTGCATTTGCCCAAGGTGTATGTATTCCACTAGCTTTAGCGGCATCAATCTGCGCCTGATTTTCTGCATAGTTGTTTTGATTGATCTCCATATCCCTTGCTTTAAGGTATTTGTAGTAATCAGATTGAGCATCACCAGTAGCAATCACTGTGCCGTCTGGCATCAATGTCATGTTAGGGCTTAGTTTGTTAGGGTTCTGGGCTGCATTAGCATCTTCAAATAATGCGTTTCCAAAGTTTGCAATACCCTTATCACCAGATAACATCGCGCCAAGAGCAAGCGGCAGATTCTTTGCTCTATTTTCTCTGGTGGCTTTATATTTTTCTGCTATTGCAACTGGTAGAGCGAAAGATTTAACATCGCCACCAGATGTTGCAAGCGCAACCTGAGTTGGGTCCATATTATCGTTGGCCATGTAGCCAGTTGTTCTTGGAAAATTTGTTTGTCCCATGACTTTACCTGTGTAGTTAAATGTTTCTGGCTTATCTGGCGATCTGCCAGCCATTACTAAATCACCTTGGCGAATACCGCCGTTATAGTCTGCAGCCGCAGCTGCTTTATTGCCGTTTCGTCTTTGTAAGTTTTCACTTAAAAGACGCATTGATGCGTTGAGATTTTGGTCAGGATCAAAAGGATCTGTAACACCATAAGCGCGAATAATTGGACCAGTAAGCTGCCCCATTCCACGCGCACCAGTTGGTGACACTGCATTAGGGTTGTAGTTGCTTTCAGTCCTAATAATGCTGTGAGCAAACTGAGGGTCTACCCCCCAGACTTGCGCATAGTGATTGACCTTATCTTCGTACATGATTAGCTGCCAGCAGATTCGCCACCAGGGCCGTTATAACCAGCCGCTAACTTATCTAATGAGCCGTAGCTTTGTGGGCCGTAGCCTTGCTGGCCACCTTGAGTTGTTGGGTCTTGTTGATTGCCACGAAGAGCCTTAATCAAGTCCTGCGCTTTATCAGCACGATTCTTAACCATGTAACCACCCATGCCCTGGCGCATTGCTGCATTGAGGCCCTGGAGTGGAGATTGGCCAACATAAACCTTACCAACCATGTCACCGCCAGGCTGCTGTGCATTGAATAAACCATTAGTCAAACCGCTATCTGGCATACCAGCTAAACCAGCTGCAATTTTCCACTGGTCATCAGCATTCATTGCTGGTTGTGTAGGCTGTGGAGTTGTACCAAAACCTTGTGCCTGCTGCATTCCGTTGTTAGGGTTGTATCCCATTTTATGCTCCTAGTAATTTTGAATAATTGACCATCAAGTAACCAGAGTCAGCCTTCTTAACAGCATCTGGATACACCTTCGCTACTTCATCAGCCATCACACCAATTTCTTTGGTCTGGGAGCCAAGATACCTAAACTCATACACATTCAATTTGCCCATGTGCATCGTGCCTACTTTGCGAATGTCGCGCTTTAGGCGGCGATCAGAGAAACCGAACATGGAAGCAGCTTGTAAGCCTGTACCAAGTAGACCCATAGCACCCTGCTGATTGTTGTTGTTATAGGCATTAGTAGCATTGGCCTGGTCTTGATTGAACGCAGCCTGATTTTGTGCAGCGCCTGTGTAGTTCACACCGCCGTACTGGGTCGCGCTATTAAACGAAGGCATATTAGGCATAGATACTTGCTGGCCATTCATCAGTGCATTCATGTTGTTGAGCATATTGTTTTGATTCTGTACTTGCTCACCAACTTGTGCCTGGCGTAATGTATTTTGGTAATTAGACTGACCAATAGCTTGCTGATAAGCCTGCTGCTGAGCAGTGTTGGCGTTATTGATAGCAGTGTTACCGAATGTGCCTGCAGACTGGCTCATATTCTGCTGATTCATGAGTGCAGCATTCTGAGCATTCATCTGGCTCACATCCATACCCTGTAACGCGCCAGCAGCTGTGATACCGCCCTGTGTTGCGCTATTCATAGCCTGGTTGTAGGCATCATTCTTCTGGAATGCAAAGTTATTCTGGGCGCGGTTATACGCGTTAGAGTTGCGACTAATACCTTGGGATGCCAGCTTTGAATCTAAGTCGCTTTGGCCTTGCTGGAATCGTGGGTCAAGGCGTGATGTAGCCTGCTGGTACATAGAGTCGGCAACTGGTCTATACATACCAGATCCACCAACGCCAGTAGTTTGCATTTTGTTGGCGTTATTCATCGCCGACATCTGGTAATTAGTATTAACTCCTGGGCCTGTGTAACCCTGGCCCCACTGAGATACCTTGCTGTAATCAATTGGAGTAGAGATTGCAGCGCCAGCATGTGGCATTAAATTGAGTGCAATATCAGAGCGACCATTTTGCATAGCCATCTGAGAATTCAGAGCCTTTTGAGCATCTGGAGTCAGATTGGTATTTTGTGTCCAGTTGGTAACGGCCTGGCCTGTAGCTGGATCAGTACCAGCAGATGCCTGCCATGATTGCTGGCCCCAAGGAGTATTGATTGTGGGTCTATTTGCCCAGGTATTCGCGGTTGCCGCTTCTTTATTAGATTGTGCGGTAGCCTCTGCAGCGCCACGATAATCTGGTGTCGCTGGAGTTGCTGGCCCACTGCTGCCGCCGCTAAATAAATTACCTACTGCATTGACTATGCCGCCCATAATACTTTCTCCATTATTGAAGTCTTTTCTTTAAAGCCAACTCGCTCATAAAGTCTTGCTGCAGACTTTTTAGCTAACGCCATAATCCGACTGGCACCCTTTTCTTTTGCAAAATCACATACCCCATCAAACGCATCCTGGCTGGCCATACCTCTTCCAGCTGCGCATACGATCATGCAGATGGACCCATTAGCCTCTTCGCTAAAAGAGAGAACATATATTCCAGCGAAGCCACCATCACCAATAGCCATAAGAAGCACAAACTCGCCTGTAAGAATTTTTTCAATTGCTTGCTCCGTAGTTAAAGTATCTGTGTCTGCAAGAGCAGACTCAATCAACGGCTCTACAGTGCCAAGTATTTGTCCTAATTCAGATGGTTTGATAATTTCTAGATGCATCACATCAAACCTCCAACTTCTACTGAAAGTAATGCGCCTGCGTAAACCATATTGCGATTACCTTTGACGCGCATCTGTAGGGCGCCTGTATAACCAACGCCTTCAACTCCTACCCAGGAGGCGTAGGGGTTAGCAGACGATACCCACTTAGCTTCGTCCCAGATTGCGCTGTCCCAGATTGAGTTACCCAGATCTGCTTTATCACCGCTGATAGAGAGCGCTTTTGGTTGGTAATCAACAATAATATTCACCGCAATTTGTGGTGGGTTGCTGCCAATAAATAATGGGCGAACCATCAAGAATCGCTTGAGATTAGTGGGGGCGCCAAAGTCATTAAATGCAGTGATGATTGATCCAACCACATCGGTGCCTTCGCTAAATGCTACAGCTGCAGCGGGACCAATTTCACCATCGCGATCACTATTAAAGCCTTCATAAATGATGCCGTTTTGATCTGCAAAGTAATGCTTACGATCAAAAGTTTCAGAGCAATAGATTGGTACTCCAGTGAAAGTAGACCACTGGCCTGTAGATATACATTGCACCAGCTGGCGATAGAGTCCATTAGATCTGCGTGGTGCTGTGACTATCATCATGTCTAACCAAGGCAATACGCGCAATTCCCAGTTAGAAGAGTAGAGATCTTCTGACATCTTCTGTGAAAGCATCGGATAGATTTTGCCAATGATTGGATTGACAATGCCATCTTCAATATTCTTACCGCTAGTCAGCGAGGCCATTGAAATAATTCCCAGGTCTGTCAAGATGTAAAGATCGCCAGAAACTCTGGAAAAGAATTTATCGCCCTTGGGCACATTGCCAACATACCAGGTACCAACTAATGCATAGTTATCTGCACTCTCAGGGTCTGTTCCCTTGTACACAACTGCGTCACCAGAAGTTGAAAGAATTAC